TCTTCAGATAACACTTCTTCAACTTTTTTCTCTGAAGGGAAGTATGATTCTTTCAAAGTAGATAATTTTTCTTTGAAAGACTCTTCACCAGAAAATTCAACATCAGCAGTTAAAGAATGAAATTTTTCTTTTTCTGTTTCTGCTAAATCTTTTGATACTTCAGAAATTAATGATTCACGAACAAGTTCACCAACTCTATTCTTAGTTGACTTATCTTGCTCCATTAAATCGTTTACTTTTGCTTTTAGTTCCTCAATTTCTTTAGTCTGTGCTTCAAGAATATCATATTTTTCGTTTGGAACATCAATATAGTGGTCTTCAAATAAAGATTTAAGACCAGTAATAAAGTCTTCAGCGATTTCTCCCTTTAGACCTCTTTCAATAGCAAGTTGGTTTTCTTTCTTCCACTCTTCAGTTACATAAGTTAGATATGAGTCAATTTTATCAACCATATCTTCTTTTGCTTCTTCAATAGCTTGAGTTTTTTCTTCTTCTAAAGTTTCTTTAACTTCAGAAATTCTAGATGATACTGCAGCTTCAAATATTGTTTCAGCTTTAGTTTTGAACTCATCAGAAAAATCTTCACCTTCTAAAAGTGCATCAACATCTTTTTTGATATCAACGCTTTCTTTTTTCATGTGTTTCATAGCCATCATTTTTTTCTTTTCGTCATCTTTATCACCGTGAGCCATGGCTTTCATCATATTACCATACTCAGCAATACCTTTTGCGAGTGCAGCTTTGGTCATACCTTTGGTGTACTGATTAACGAGTTCAGTTTTAGAAAGTTTAGATAATTTAGATATTTGTTCTTCCATATCGTCATCATCGTCTTCTTCTTCATCATCTTTTTTCATCATTTTTTTAGGTTCTTCATCGTCCTCGTGAGCGCCTTCTTTAATTTTATCGGCTGGTTCTGGAGGAACAGCACCTTTAGTTGGTGCAGAAGAGTCCTTTTTAACTTTTTTTGCAGAATCTGGTTTTCCAACCATATTCGCATCTTTTTCAGGGGTTGGGCCACCTACATCCTCTGGTTTCTCACCATCTTTCATTTTTGGCATAGGGTCTGCCTTACCACCAGTAGAATTCGGTTGTTTGCCGTTGGCTTCATCTAGTTCCGCTACGACTTCTTTTTCCAACTCCTCAATAGTCTTATCTAGTTCTGACATTGAAGGTTCTCCTTGTTTTTATTATCATTATTATTTATAGTTTTATAACTTTTTAAGAAATTTTGCAAACGCAAGTGCTTCCAAATTTGGAATTTTTTTACGCACAGAATCCTCAATAGTTTCAACTATATCATTTATTTCAACTTCTTTTAGAAGTCCATTATTCCAAACCCATTCTTTACCTTCCATAATTCCGTTTACGAAAGCTTTAGGTGCAGAAGGGTCTGCAACTATATCAGCAGCAGCTGCCAACATAAAATCGTTTTTTACATAATTTGCACCGTTCTTCTGTTCAAGACTACCCATACCTCTAGAAGAAACACCAAGTGTACCACCTTCATCCATAATGTTTTTAACTATTTTACCCATTGGGGTACTCATAATTTTTGCTTCACCTATAAAGTTATCTCCATCTCTTTCAAGAGATGTAACCATATGTGAAACTCTATCTAAATTTACAGTAGGGCCCTCTGGGTGTCCAAGTTCACCGTATGCACGATTGTTTTTTATAAATTTTTCGTCATATCTTTTTATTTCTTTTTCTAACACTTCAGTCGGATAAACTCTACCATTACGGTTCTTTATGTTTCCTTGCATAAAGATACCTTTTATCTTATAATTTTTCTTACCGTTATCGTCTTCTTCTGCAAGAAACTTTACATCTTCTAATGCTTCAGATATTAATTTCATAAACCTTTCCCTATGTTATATTATTATAACCAGAAACTTTTCTTAATTTCATAATAACAAAACCAACACAAGCTGCATCATTTTCCATATCAATATCACCATCTACACCAGTTCCACCATTATTTGTGATTGGTGGTAATTGTTGACTACCGATATTAAAATTACCATTGCCATTTAATGTAAGTGCAGTTACTGGAGCATCTGCGTGAAACTCTATTTCAGTAGTAGAACTTACACTCCAAGTACAAGACACTATCGCAAGTCTGGGGTCAGTTGCAGCACCAGAAAGTGCAGATGCATCTACAACTCCAGTTGCAGTACCATTTGTCCCAGTAATTGTGACATGAACGACTGTTTCAAAGTCTGTATCTTTTAACAATCTTGATACATATGCCATTTTACTTTCCTATCGTTAACATTTCTCTTTCAAAGTAATTCATCAATTCTTTGTTTGTTACTTTGTGTTTCTTAGAAACTAAATTAATATTGTTCTCAAAACTATTTATAAAATCTGAAGAGTTAGAATCCATTTTATTGAATATTTCATCAACTGCCTTCTTCATTTTAGGAGTCAGTTTTTTATATTCTTTACTTCTTTTATGTTCGTCTTTTTCTACTATTTTAGAGTAAAAATTATCAAACCTCATCGTCCCCTACCTCTGGTATATGTGATGTTACCATATCTTTTGCAATAGTCTGTCTTTCTTTTTCTAAAGTTTCTCCAACTTTATCAGACATAATATTTTTAAAATCAGACTCTGACTCTAAATTGTTACCACTAACTATATTATCAACCATTGATTTTATTTTTTCCTGGCTCATTACCATCTCCTTTTTGTTCAAAGTTATTGTCGCCATTTTCTCCGTTATCGTCACCCTCACTATCCATTTGTTTTTGCATCTCACCTATTTCATCATCTGTTAAGTGTAATACATTTTTCTTAACCCACTCTTTAGAGAAATATGTACCAACATAGTTTTCAACTTGTGATAACATTTCTAATCTCTCTTTAAGTAGTTCTGCATTTTTTAATTCTGTAAAGTTGTTATCTTGTAAGAAATCAAACTGTATATGTTCAGACATTGATTTCCATTCTTCTTCTGCAATAACACCAGTAAGAATTAATTGTGTTTTAAGTAAATCATTAAAGATTACTGAGAATTTCTTTCTTAACTTACCTACAAATTTAGTAAATTTTAATTCATCTCTTGTAATCTCTGTTGACCTACCTAATGAAAAGTTTTGTTCTGCTTCTAATCTTGAGATAGGAACATTTAATGAACGATATAACTTTCTTTGAAAGTATGTAATATCATCTATCTCACCAAGATTTGCACCACCAGGCAATGTGGTAATCTCTGTACCTCTACCACCCTCTCTTCTTGGTAACCAAAAATCTTCTAACATAGACATATGATTTCTATCGTCACGAATCTCACCAGTAGATGCATCATATACCAGTTTGTTACGATAACGATTCATAACATCTTTTAGATATTGTTCTGCTTTTATTTTAGGTAAATTACCTACATCAATATAAAATATTCTTCTTTCTGGGGCTCTTGATATTCTGTATATTACCACAGAGTCTTCAATCATTCTTAATTGATTTACTGGTTTGATTGCTTTATTAAGATACGATAATACAGTACCTTTATGCATATCAATAAGACCAGAAGGACAATATGCGATTGAATCAAATGTTAATTTAACACCAGTAGAAGTATTATTTACTTGATGTCCGTGTTGATTATATATGTAAAACTCTTTAAACTTTTTTACAACATCAACTTGACCTCTTTTACCAGTTTGTACTTCTCTAACTTTTTTAATTTTTCTAGGGTCTATATAACGAAGTTGTTGAATACCTTTTCTAGGATTTTGTGAATCAATAACTTTGTGATAGAATATTCTTCCATCAACATACCATCTTCTAAAAATATCGTGTGCTTTATTATTAAAATCTAATAGTTGAAGAATTCTTTCAAACTCTTCTTTTATTCTTTTTTTAATTGTAGCAGAGACTTGTAAATTATCTAATACAACAGATACACACATATCTCTTTCATCAGATGCGATTGCCTCACTTACAATATCTTCTATCGCACTATCACACTCTGGTTGTATTGCAATATCTCTATATCTTCGGATTAAATCATCTTCTGTGCGAGAACGACCATCTGTATCTAGAATCGTGGAATAGAAACCACCACCAGATATATCGTATGTACCATCATCAGTAGCTGGAGGCGTTACTGCCCCCAACTCCTTTTCTTTTCTTTTTATTTCAAAACCAAAAAACTCAGCCATTATCTACAACTCCTTTATATTATTATATTTATAGAGTTATAAATTGATGCCTGTGACTCTGAATGTGTCATATCTCCAAGTAATATCAAACTGTTCAATAGTATCGTTAGTATCATATGCAAGTTCTATTGCACCTAATGCTTGA